GACATGAGGAGCCAATCCAGGTTGCTGTGACTGCGGTGCGGTACGCGGAGGTGGCCCAACTATGACGGAAGCTTCCCTCAACGACATCCTGGAACGGCAAACACGCGACCTCCTGCTGCGCTTTGCCGACGATCTGTCGCGGGAGTTCGCCGGCGCTTATCCGCCGCCATGGTCGGAAGAGCGCGTGAAACTCCTGGTCGACGAGTTCCGGGTTCAGGCCAACAACTCCATCCGGAAGTACGGCCTATCGTTGAACGCGGAGATACTGAACGAGGCCGCGAACTATTTTGCACGTCGACTGTTCACGATCTCCGAAAAGGCGGTGGCAGGCCAACAAGCCGGGGGCGCTGCATGACGGCGCCTTGCCCGCAGTGCGGGAAGATATGGCACGTTCCCCAGGATCCGGCCTTTCGGACGCTGACCGAATGGTCTCGCGTGCTGAAGCGGGACCCGAAGACAATTCGCGGATGGATGGATGACCCGATTCCCTTCCCGCGGCCGATCCAGATATTCGGCAAGAACCACGCCGTCATCCCGGCGCGCGCGATCCACGACTGGATCGAGAAAAAGCTCCTTGCTGGAAGCCGGGCCAATGTGGGGAGTGCTCGCCGTGGGTAGGGACAAACGGGAAGTATCAGGCAACGAGCATTTCGCGAAGATGATCCGTTCAACCATGAACACGCTGGCGTGGCGTTCGCTCAGCGTCCATGCGCAAGCTCTTTACCCTTGGCTCAAACTTGAGTGGAAAGGCCCCAAAGCCAACAACAACGGCAAGATCACCATGAGTGTTCGCAAGGCCGCAGACCTTCTCAACTGTAGCCGAAAAACGGCCGCGGGGGCCTTTCACGATCTGCAGGCAAAGGGTTTCATCGTAATCACGCGCCAGGCGTGTCTGGGTGGGGATGGTAGCGCAAAATCGCCCACCTACGAGCTGACTGAGCTTCTACGTCCAATCGACAAAGGTGAGCGACACGACGGCCAGAAACTCTTCTTGGAGTGGCGTCCGGGGCATGATTTTGAGGTTGCCAAGGCGCGCACCAACAACCCGACAGGCACCAACAAATATTCAAAAGCCTGTCATCCTCAGGGGGACAGTGCTGTCCCCCCTAGTAGGACGTCCCAGCCAAACACGTCATCCTCAGGGGGACAGGACGTCATCCTCAGGGGGACAAAACATGCTGTTTAGACCCGTTCCCTGTCATCCTCAGGGGGACATTCTTATCTACCATCCCAGAGGGGTAACTCGATGGACCAGCTAGACTTGTTCAATCTCTCGCCCGTTCCCTCCGCCGACATGATCCCCTTTCCGTTCAAGCGTCGATACGGTGATGCTCGCTCGGCAGCCGCAGCGCTGCTTGAAAGATCGGACGATGCCGCCAGGCAAAAGTACTGGCGAGGCAAGATCAGTCGCATGGCAGCGCAGATGCGCAAAGCCGGCGTGGCCGATGACCAGATCGAGCGAGAACTCGACGGCTTCAAGGTGCTTGTCCAACGCATTCTCGATGCACAACCCGCTGACCGGGCTCATCGATAGGGAATGTGATACCAAAAAAGGGAAAAACAGGGAAACGATATTGCGTTGTACCCTGTTCGTTCCCATACCCGCCGCATGGCATTCTGGAATCGCTCCAAAACCTCGACAAAAGCCGTGCCGCTCGAAGGCACCGGTCACCATGCGTTTTTCATCGCCAATGGCACGGTTCTTCAGTTGCCGACCGGGCTTGGTGCCGCGTTCGAGTGCACGGCCTCACGCGGTGCGATCTTCCTTATCTGCCAGACAGTCGCGACCCTGCCGGTACACTTGTTTGCACGTGGCGATGGGAATGAACGCGAACGAGCGAGTGAGCACCCAGCAGAAAAGCTGATTGCCCATCGGGCAGCCCCGTGGATGACGGCGGCAGAGTTCCGTAGGGAGATGACACTCGACGCTCTCTGGCACGGCAACGCCTACGCCCGCGTCATCCGCGTCGGCGATGTAGTTCGCGAGCTCCAGCGCATTCGCCCAGACGCCGTGACGCTGATGATCGATCGCGACAGTGGCGAACCCGCCTACAAGGTGCAACTGGCAGACGGCGGCGAGGAGCTTCTCACCTACGGTGATATTCTCCACCTTCAGGCGCTTCGCGGCCGTTCGACGATCAAGGATGTCATGGGCGCGATCGAGCTCGCGCTTGCCTTGGAAGGTCACGGCCGCAAGATCTTCAAAAACGGGGCCATGCCCAGCGGCATCATCCGCGTCCCGTCCAAACTCAGCGAAGAGAACGCAAAGAAGGTCGCAGAGAGCTTCGCAAAACGGCATTCTGGCGAAAACAGTGGCGGCATCGCTGTCCTTGAAGACGGCGTGACGTTTGAGCCAATCGGTATGTCTTCCACCGACGCCGAGCACAATGCGCAGCGCCAGATCCAGATCGAGGAAATCGCCCGCGGGTTCGGTGTTCCGCCGATCCTTATTCAGGCATATGGGCGGGCCACGTGGGGCAACGCCTCCGAAGTTGGCCGGCTCTTTCTTCAGTATGGCCTCAGCCCATGGCTACAAGCCTGGCAGGACGCCTATGCGACGGCGTTGCTGACCGAGGATGAGCAGACCTCACATTTCGTCGAGTTCAACGCCGACGCGATCACCAAGGCTGAATTGAAGGCCCGCTATGAGGCGTTTGCCAAGGCCGGTGCCGGCGCGGCCTGGATGACGCCGAACGAGCTTCGCGCACTCGACAATCGCCCCGCCATCGACGGCGGCGATGAGCTTCGTCAGCCCCTCAACACATCCACCCAAAACCAGGAGGCCCGCGAAGATGGCTAGGCCCGGAATCCCATTCCCGTTCGTCGAGGGAACAACCCTTCTCTTCCGATGGGCGGATGCTCAGGCGGCAGCCCAGCGTGTGACCGGTGATCGATCGGCAGCGCCGGCCGCGCTTGTTCAGGCGCTCGCGCAGTTGGACCTCAACGCCGTCGAGATCGGCTTGACCCATGGCTTAAAGAATATCGGCGACCTGAGCCCGGTGACCCGAGAGTTCGGCGCCGAGACCTGGCCCGTCGATGAGGTTGCCGACCTGCTTATGGAAGCCGTCAACAATCTGTTCTTCGGCGCCAAGGCGACAAGCGAAGACGCGACCTTCTCGGACCAGGCGGCATTCCTCGAAGCCGCCTCCATCAACCGAAATCCATTGTTCGCGGCGTCGGCGATGAACCGAGCGACCGAGCTCGCGGAAGAGGCCGAGGCCCGCAAGGTCGAGGAGGCTGAGCATGTCGAAGCGTGAAACCCTCACCAGCACGTTTGAACTGAAGCTCGCGAGCGATGGCGAAGAGGCTGTTATCGAAGGCTATGGCTCGACATTTGACGTGGACCGGGTTCGCGATCGCGTTGCCCCTGGTGCCTTCACCAAGAGCCTGGCCACCCGTCCCGCCGCCAAGGTGAAGATGCTCTGGAACCACAATCCCGATGAGCCTATCGGCGTCTGGACCAGCATCACCGAGGACGCAAAGGGCCTGAAAGTCAAAGGTCGGCTGATCACGGAAACTGCCCGCGGCCGCGAAGTGCATGCGCTGCTGAAGGCGGGCGCTGTCGAGGGCCTTTCAATCGGCTTCATAACCAAGACCGACGAATATGATCGGACGCAAAAAGTGCGCACGATCAAGGAGGCCGACCTGTACGAGATCAGCGTGGTCGCGTTCCCGGCGAATGAGGCCGCGACCCTTACCAGCATCAAGACAGATTCCGCGCCCGGCCTTGTCCGAGCGCTCAACGCCGCGAGTGCGGCCTTTCAAGAGGAGGTCCGTTGATATGGACGCCATGTTGAACGAGTGGCCGTCACTCGAAACCAAAGACGACGGGGATGAAACCGCGGAAGACACCGCCGTGGAGAAGGCTCTTGCCGACTTCACCGACACCGCGACCAAGCGGATCGAGGAAGCCGAGCAGAAGGCAGCCGACGCGCTGAAGCGCGCGGAAGCCGCCGAACTCGCTGCCAAGCGCCGTGGTGCGGCGACAGATGATCAGGAAGAAAAGGCCGAGACCAAGGCCTTTGTAGCATATCTTCGCCATGGCAGCGGTGCTCAGGCCGATGAGCTCAAGGCGCTGACCGTCGCAAACGATGAGCAGGGCGGCTATTTGGCCCCGGCTGAGATGTCGTCGGAGATGATCCGCGACCTTGTCGAGTTCTCACCAGTCCGCTCAGTCGCAAGTGTCCGCAACATCGGGTCGCCGAGCGTGAAGTATCCGAAACGCACCGGCGTCACCAGCGCTCAATGGGAAGGCGAGACCGAAGACTCCGAAGAGAGCACCACCACCTTCGGTCAGGTCGAGGTGCCGGCGCGCAAGCTGATGACGCACGTCGACATGTCCAATGAGCTGCTCGCCGATAGTGGCGGAACCGCTGAGGCCGAAGTCCGCTTGGCGCTGTCCGAGGACTTTGGACAAAAGGAAAGCCTGGCCTTCGTGAAAGGTTCAGGCGTCAAAGAGCCTGAGGGCTTGATGACGAACGGCGACATCGCCGAGCACCTCAACGGACATGCATCCAACCTGTCGGCCGACGAGCTGGTCAAGCTGATGTACAGCCTCCCGGCCGCTTATCGCAACAACGGCACCTGGATGATGAATGGGACCACGCTTGGTGTTCTGCGCACGCTCAAGGACGGCGATGGCCGGTTCCTCTGGCAGCCAAGTTTCCAAGCAGGTCAGCCTGAAACCATCCTTGGCCGCCCGGTGGTCGAAGCCGTCGACATGGATGACGCGACCTCGGGCAAATTCCCGATCCTCTACGGCGATTTCAGCGCCTACCGGATCGTTGATCGGCTCGCCATGAGCATCCTGGTGAACCCCTATTTGCTCGCAACCAAAGGCGTGACGCGCATCCATGCAACGCGCCGTGTCGGCGGCAAGGTCATCCAGGCCGCTCGCTTCAAGAAACTGAAGATGGCCACCAGCTAAGGAGAAAGATCATGCGAGACCTCGCACCAAACATCGCGCCCGTCCAAGTGGTCGCTCCGGTTGTCTTGACCGGGAACAACACCAGCGTGGCAATCGACCTTCAGGGGTTCGAGAGCGCTTCCCTGGTCGTCAACACTGGCGCGATCGCTGGCGCTGGCGACTTCACGGCCAAACTGCAGGAGAGTGACGACACTGCCGGTGGCACGTTCACGGACGTTGCAGCCGAACACCTGGTCGGCACGTTCCCAGCCACCCTTGAGGCCGACAGCGTCGTCAAGGTCGGCTATGTCGGCCTGCGCCGGTACGTGCGCACGGTGATCACGCGCAATTCTGGCACATCTATCGCAGCGGGTGCGGTCCTCGTTAAGGGCCATCCGCATGTGGTGCCTGTAGCGGCTTAGGAGGATTGCCGGGTAGGCGGAACCAGGCGGCCCGGCGATTGGGCTTTTGCACGGAGTCCCCAATCTCCCACCGTCCCGCCGCCCGGCAAACACACCATGCGAAGAGCACCACGCATCTGCCCTTGCAACCTGACCATCGCAGCGGGCGAACTCTGCCCCTGCGAGCGTCGGCGTACGGCCGCGCGTCACCGTGCCGACTCCAGGCCGAGTGCGCGAAAGCGTGGGTATGATCGCGAGTGGCAGAAGCTCAGGGCCAAACACCTGCGCGACAACCCGGCCTGCATTGTCTGTGGAGCCAAGGCCACGACCGTCGATCACATTCGCACGGTCAAGGAACGGCCAGAGCTTAGGCTGGACCCGCTCAACCTCAAGAGCATGTGCGCGTCCTGTCACAGTCGAAAGACAGCAAAGGAAGATGGTGGCTTTGGTCGAACGAAGAAGCGTGGACCGCTTAAAGCCGTACCAGGGGGCGCCATCGAAACTTTTGAGCGTTTACGGGGACCATCGGGCGGCCCTTCTCGCGCGATTTTTTCGGAAAAGCGAACAAATGATGAGGAACCGTTCTCATGCTGACGACAATAACGGCTCCAGCATCAATGCCGGTTTCGCTCGAAGAGCTCAAGCTGCATGCTCGCATTGAGAACGATGACGAGAACGGTCTCCTCAACGATTTGATCGCGGTGGCGGTCGCATATCTGGATGGCAAGGAAGGCTTGTTAGGCCGGAGCCTGATCACCCAGACGCATCGGCTCACGCTTGACTGTTTCCCGGCGAGAATTGAGCTGCCTTTGCCACCCGTCCAGGCGGTGACATCGGTCACGTATCTGGATGCGGCCGGCGCTGAACAGACCCTCGACCCTGCCTCCTACCGGCTGATCGGCAATGACCCGGGCACGATCATCGCCATGGAGTCGTGGCCTGCGACCAAAACGGACCCGGAAGCGGTCAAGATCGAGTTCACCGCGGGCTACGGGGACGGTGCATCGGACGTGCCGGCACGGATCCGCCGAGCGATCCTTGAGCACTGCACAT